CCGATGGTGGATTTGTATTAACTGATGTAGCAGGATTTACGGCCAAAGGTTATGACGGACTATTCCGTAGTCCTAAGCAAGCAATTAACCTATTGGCCAAGAGAGATGCACAAGCTGTCGAGCAAGGCAAACCCGCCACCCGGGTTGAGTCATTAGGACCCATGTATCAAAAGTTATTTCCTATGTTGCAAGCCGCAATTCCTGAAAACTTTAAAGGCTTTGTACAAGGCGATTTACTTTATACAAGTCGACCTCCGGAGGAAGCTGGTAATTTAGTATTCAAACCTAATACTATTGAATATAATATTCCGGCAGCCAGCAAATTGGGCCAAGAAATTGCCGACAGTGACGTGGGTGTTGCTATTCATACACGATACAAAGAACCTGGTGCAACCAAACAAGCATTGGGCCGTCCTAACTTAAATCCTGTGCCTGGATTGCTACTAATGGAACCTATTGCTCCTGCAGAGAATGTCCAGCCCGAAGATAGTAAACTAGTCAAACAGTTACGAAGTGTAGTATCAAAGCATGGAGCCAGCATTGATGGACTGTTTAATCCAGCAGAACTTCGTGCCGCGCAGATTACTGATTTACCTAAACTAGCAGTTGATTTTATCAACTACTTGATTCACAATACCGGACATGACACTAGCGAAGTAGGAAATTTTGATGCATCTAACATTGTAACAGATTTCTTTAACTGGTTAAAAGTTACAGTAACTCCAAAAAAATATGCCAATATTGTAGAGTACACACAAAGTCCACGCAGTAATATGGCAGGGTTAAGTGCAGCATTTGCGGCATTTATCTTGTTGCACGATATAAAAATGGATATCCTACAACAGTTAGACCGCCAGGTTCCTGGCCAAGAAGGATGGGTAGTTACAGTGCCAGGCGGTATGGTCAAGTTTGTCAATCGTTTTGGTTTTACTCGTGCAAATCGCGCTGTAAATCCCAAATAATCCTACCCAATCTCTGCTTTTTAATCCAATCGGCTAAATAATAGCAGGACCTCTGAGTCCACATATTAGGAGATTTAAATCATGGCGTATATTACAGTAGTTTCGGGCGGAGCCCAACCAGTATTTGCAACAGACGTATTAAACGGTCCAGTTGCACAAACAGCTAACTTAGCTGCCGGCGGTCCAGTTAACTTTCAAGGTCCTAAATTAGACTTTTTCTCGTTAACAGCAAATAGTTCTTTAGGAGCTAGTGGTGCTGGTAATGCAGCAGGTTATGTATCAAATGTATTGCAAGCTATTCAGCAAACAAGTACAGTTGCTATGTATCAAGTTACCCCAGCTTCACCAGCAGTGTTGAACTTGGCTATATTCCCAACAGGTGCTTATACTACAGCTACTTTGGTTACAGCTGCTCAAACAGCCAACGCATCAGGCGGTTTGAATATTGGTATCCCAACAGCAAACGTATCAAACATTGCATCTTTCCAAACTATCTAATTAGTTTAGAAATTGTAATACAACTAACCCTGGATTTATTCCAGGGTTTTTTATTGGCGGTTAAATATGCACATAATGAAATATGTGTACGAAAGTCCCGATTCTGGTCGAACAGTTTACAAACGAGAGCCAGGATCACCAGATCGAGTTGTGGTCAAAGACGAAACTGAACAAGAACGCGATGCCACTAACCGCTGGACCGCCTGGCGAGATATTTTGCGGGCAGCCAAGTATAATCCAGCACTAAGCGAGGCGCTGGATCGTGCTCAAATAATCTATGAACTAAGCAGGCAGGATCAAATTGATAAAGGTTAAGGTCCGCACTTACTTTGACATCACCGCCACTGGAGTAACTGGTCATTATCGTCCTGCACGTGGACCATTTCGTGATCGTGCTGGACAAGAAATAAACAATTCTGATTCGTGGAATCGTGCTAGAAATCAACAGCGCAATTGGGAAACACTCACACAACTGATCAGTTTACGAACACAGATTGATAATGTTGTAGAGCCGTTGCAGAATCAAGAGGAGTGGCATTTTGAATTCACTACAGAAACTGAGGTATTCAATGATGGAACCGATCCTGTAGGTGTATTAAAAGCTGATTCCGATGGAGTACCCATGTTGATCTCGTTAGATAACCGCGCAGATATTGATTACGTGCTGATCACATCCGGCACCCGACAGAATATCTGGTTTGCATCTGAAACCATAAATATAGAATAGGAAAATAATATGGTTGAAGCCACTGATATTGAAAAAAAGAGCCTGGAAGCACATGTAGAATTATGTGCCGAAAGATATTCAGCGTTAGAAACACGGCTGGATGACATTGACGAAAGAATTGCTGGTCTAAGCCGAGTGGTCAATGAAGTGCGTGACATGGTGATAAAAATGTCAGAAAAACGCAGTGAACAGCTAATCGGCTGGGGTCTGGCCGTAATTGGTGCATTGACCGCAACCACTGGATATCTACTGGTACACTACGTCCTTAAATGAACATAGACAAAGAATTTGAACAAGCTCTAAGAACCGAGCTTAAAGATATCCTGCCCAATACTATTTGGCGCAATGATGATGGAGTATACTCAGTGTTTGGACATTATCGTATTGAACCAACCCGTCCTGGCTATCGAGTATATTGTTCCGCCACCGAAGTGGGTGTATTTAACAGTACTAAAACAGCATTAAGTTGGTGTATAGCCGACAAGTATCAAGCATATAATCTAGCCCGAGAATTACTGGAATTAGATACCAAACTAGGTTCATTGACAGCAGACATAGCAGTTAGAACCGCAATAGGAGAACGTAGCTCCAAATGGGAATTTCGAGATAGTATTGGCACCAAGTTAGAAACCAAGATTATCCGTAAAAAGCAAGTGGAAAATGAACTGGCCAAATGTGTAAACTGGGCTAAATATTGTCAACAACGAGGATTTAATAATGAAACTGCAAGAACTGGCCGTAATCAGCCCAACAAAGCAAGCCGCTAAGGTTTTCGAAAGTTATTTTGGTAATTCTGTTCCTTTTGAACAACTAACCAAACGTCAAGCTCAACACATGTTGACCCGTGTGCGTGGATTGATTAAAGAGCATCGCGGCCAGCCAGCATTCCATCGTAGTGAACAAAATCCTGCCTATTTAAAATTGGTTGTTATGGAACAAGGTTTAGCCAGTAAAGTAAATGAAGATATGCCAGTAGCATCAGGCGGAGTTGCAGCTCCTGCTGTTAATCCCGCGCAAGTGGCAATGAATATGGCCGCAAATAAAAAACAAGCAATGGAGCAGGCTGCTGAACTCGACAAACAAATTAAAGCACTAACACAACAAAAGGCCCAGTTGTTACAAAAAGCAAACAATCCAATGGCAGAAAGCCGCCGTCGTATTGCAGAATCAGAAGTACAACAAGCTCAAGTTGTCTTGGCCTCGCAAGACATGGTTGATCAGGTACAGAAAATGATTGAACAAGTTACTGCTATGCAGTTTAAAGACTTACCGGCACTGGTTGATCAAGTTAAGAACCAAATTGGTGCTGACCAAGCTATGCAGTTCAACCAAGATGTAACTGGCGCACTTGGCGGCCTAACACAAAATTTACAAGGTAGCAAGACACAACTCGAAGGCGCACTTGGCGTAGTCACTGGCCAAGCCCCTACAGTTCCGGGTGAAGACATGGGTGCTCCTCCCGCCGACATAGGTGCAGAAGAATTACCAGCCGAATTACCGGCACCGGGCGAAGAAGAGATTGATGTTGATATCGAAGAACCTGTTGCTGGCGGCGCCGCCGATCTAGGCCGCGCTCGTAGATAATGAGACTTGTTGAGTTTGCCACGCCAGACTCACAGAAACTTTTAGCATTGACAAAGTTTCTATCTGGTCGTGCTGACGATACCACTGCCAAAAAAGAAATTAGTCAAGCCGCATTTATTGATCTGGCTCAGAGTCTTGGGGTGAGTATCAATCCTGATGGGTTGGTTGAGTTAATCAGTCAAGAACCACTTAGTAATGTACTAGAACCACTTGAACCAAATTCAAGTGTGGTCCGTTTCAAAGGTAATACCGAAGCCACTACTGGTATGAGCGTGGACCAAGCCCGTGCAGTAGTAGATACAAATGCCAAAGCGGCAATGAAACGCCGACAATAAAAGGAGCATATTATGTTAGAAACTTTATTTTGGATAGTAGTAGGCGCATTAATAGGGTGGAATTTTCCACAGCCAGACTTTGCTAAAACAATTCAGGCCAAATTGGTTGACCTTTTTAAGAAAAAACAGTAAACTATAACAGTCGTAATTTACTGATTGGAGAAACAATCATGAAGAAGTTAATTGTAGCATTGTGCCTAATTGGTGCCGCCGTATCTTCGCCGGTGTTGGCGTGGAATCACGGATATCAAGGCCCAGCATATTATAATAATGGGTATTATAATAATGGATATTACAATAATAGGTACTACAATAATAGGTACTACAATAATAGGTATAATAATAATTATTGGGTAGCTCCTGCTATTGCCGGTGTGGCAGTCGGAGTGTTGGCTGCCAATTCTTATTATACACCACCGCCAGTGGTATATGTTCAGCCACCAACTTATTATATTCAACAACCAGCCCCGGCCACGCAAGGCCCACTGAATCCGCCACCTTTTGGCTATCACTGGCAACAGATTTTAGATGGTGGGTGTAATTGTTACCGTTGGGCAATACTACAGGACTAATAATGAAATTTAATTTTAATATTGTGATTATGGTGCTACTTGTAGTCATGGTATGGGCCGCTGTGTATTTTAATTTTGTGTCCACAACACACATAAGGATGTAATATGGCATATTCAGAACAAGTTTTAGATCACTATGAAAATCCAAGAAATGTTGGCAGGATGGATCCGCTAGATCCTACAATAGGTACGGGACTTACCGGGGCCCCGGCTTGCGGTGACGTGATGAAACTACAAATTAAAGTTGTAGATGGGATTATTACAGATGCAAAGTTTAAAACATATGGCTGTGGGAGTGCGATTGCTTCATCGTCACTTGTAACAGAGTGGGTCAAGGGCAAGACTTTAGACGAAGCAGGTCAAATTAAAAATTCGGCCATTGCTGAAGAGCTTTCGTTGCCCCCAGTCAAAATTCATTGCAGCATTTTGGCCGAAGATGCAATTAAAGCCGCCATAGCAGATTATAGAAATAAACAAAAGAAACTGCCATGATCTCAGTAACACCCATTG